CAGCACCTAATCCTAAAACAAAAAAAGATGCAGGGCGTAAGAAATCATTTTGTGCTAGGATGAGTGGTATGCCTGGTCCTATGAAAGATAGTAAAGGCAGACCTACAAGGAAAGCAGCATCATTAAGACGATGGGGGTGTGGAAGATGAAGCCTGGTTTATATGCAAACATTCATAAAAAGAGAGCACGCATAGCTCAAGGTAGTGGAGAGCGTATGAGAGCACCCGGAACTAAAGGTGCCCCAACAGCTAAAGCGTTTAAACAATCTGCCAAGACTGCTAGAAAAACTAAACGTTAAGGAGCAGGGACTAACTGTCCTTCAAAAGTATATGTCCCAACATGAGCAAGACGAGCCCACGGAGCTCCCCATACCTTTATCCCGTTTAAACGTGCAATACGACAGAAATGATAATCCTCAGAAAGTAGCCTATTTGTTTCTGGTTCAATCGAGGTTGCAAAGTATTCCACAATCGGAGCCTGAGCCTTTATTGATCCTCCTAGATCAGTCACATCATTATTATATGTAGGGCACACATCCTTTAACTTCTCAAAGACTTCACGTTTGATAAGCATAAAGCCTGTACCACCATTCCATATCTCAACTGGATCATTCAATGGCACTACTGTTTCACCAGCATAGCCTACAAGATTCACTACAAAAGAACCTGTGTAATACTTTAAATCTTCCTGCTTCACATTATTCTCAATAGCTTTTGTAAGGCTTGGAAAGTTAATTTCTTTTTTAGGATACAGCCCACAGATAATATCTTTATCAGCTTCAATCATCTTGACTAGATCATTAGGATTAAATCGAATGTCACTATCAATAAACATCATGTGTGTAGCATCAGAGTTTAAGAAGCCATGTGTCAAAGCGTTCCTTGCTCGTGTGATAAGGGATTCATTAAACATAAAACTAAATACAGATTCAATACTATTCTGATCTAATACTCTTTGAAGCATTAAGATTGATTGAGTGTAGTAGCCATAACATTGACCACCATACATAGGTGTTGCGATAAATACTTTTGCCATATAAATCCCCTTAAATAAAATAAGTGAGGATACCTGAAACGTCTCCTCGTAACGTTCTAACTAACCACAGGGCGTGGTTTCCCATTCAGGCTTGGGGGGTTTTGTATCGATCAACTCTCACGATTGCCCCACCACCTGACACGATTTCTTTTCTTTCAATGACAAGACGATAGACTTGCTTGTCATCATTGTATAGTCCAGCATCTTGCAGTGCATCTAAAATAGATTTACAGCAATTGTCTATATCCATGAGCCTTTTGTTTCTAGGATATAAGTCTATGTGAACCTCAAGCAAATCATCACCAAATGATTTAGCTTTAGATTGCATGAGCTCTAACCACACAGCCTGTTTAAACTCTTTGCCTCGCTTCGAAATAAATCTTCTATGTCCTGATGCTATCCAATAGTTATTCACTGATGGAGGATAGGGCAAACTTAACTTAACCACTAAAAGGGCACATCCTCATCATCGAACTCTCTTGTGTTTACTTCTTTAGGATACTGTGCTGCTCTTTGTTGTTGCTGATCGAAGCGGTATGTATCTTCAGATAAAGTAATGAGAGTGCCATTGGCATTAGTGCGTTGCCATGCACCTAACTGAATAGTGTCACCAGCTTTGTAGTCACGTTTAATTACAAGCTTGCCTGTAAAGTGTGGTGCCTTCTCTGACTTCATATTCTTATTGGTAAGTAAACTTCCTGTTCCGGGTTTGTGTATAAACTCTGCCATGACTATTCGCCTTTCCTAATTAATGTAGTTATTTTTGTAATTTCAATTTGTTCTAGTGCTGACAACTTGTGGATTAAATCGATGTTGGCATCTCTTAAATCATCAAGCTTGTGTCCCTTATCCTCTACCGAATACTTAGTGCTAGTCCATATCTTTTTATACAAATCTGTATAGGCTGTGATCCATTCCTTGTTGGTAGCATACTGAGCATAAGGCTCATCACTTCCAGGAATAAAGATAGGAATAGATAGTTCATTGAAAGGTTTATCATCTTCCATATCATCAAAGTTCACTTGCTTTTTTTGTAAGGCTTGAACCGTGGGAGTGACATCTACCTCTTGTGGTTTGCTATCGAAGTCTTGTATCTCTTCAGGCGTGTAGGTGCCAACTACACAGCCTGGAAATACAGTTCGAATACCCTCACTGACTACCCTAGCTCTTAACATAGCTCTAGGATACTTAGCCCAATTATCCTTGCCAGCTAAACCAATACGCTTGGCTTGTTCGATTGTCCATGTGAGTTCAATCGATCCACCATTGGGATGGGAGAATATACCAGTGACTTTCTCATCAGTATAATCTTTCCATTCCACTTTACCCCCAGCGCTTTGAAATCTAGCGAGCATGGCATCAGCTTTTAATGCTGGTCTGCCTTGGATAATATGGTAGTCCCGTGCAGCCATGGCAGGATGCAGCCCCTCAGCTTGCGCGATTGCCATGAGTGCTAGGACTTGTTCAGGTGTTTGCATACCGAACAGCTTTGATTTGGCTATGGCATCTGCCATGCCTCTCATTTCTTCAAACGGAATGATGTGATTCATTTTATTTTTACTCCCCTGTGGTTAGAAATCTTTTTAATGTTGCTCCAAGTTTGCGGATTGATATAAGGTTGCATATTCCTCACCTTAATTTCTTCCTTTTGTAGTATCCAATCTAATTGCATACGCACAGATTCTGGATACAGTTCTCTAGCTTTTTCTACAAATTCTTTCATTTTAATTCGCTGCCTTTCTTAAAGAATATTCAGCAATTCGTTTGGCTCCCCCCCTACCAGAAATTTTCACGATTTTGCAATCGATCTCATTTCCTGCTTGAGCCAAATCATAAATACGAGCTGCTAACCTAAAACATCCATAAAGCTTAAGTGCTTCAATGGCTGTAATTGTTTTATGTTGCTTTAAGTGTGACAAAATTTCTGTTGTTTGTGAATCCATTTTTTATCCCCTAAAAGTTAGATTATTTGACAAGGAACCGCCTTGACCCCGGCATTTCTACTACAAATTGCTCATAAACCTCTGGCATAGACTGTTTAAACAGATCAGAGCTAAAACGCTTTGATGGTTTACTAGAGCGCCATGTCACAAGTGTTGAACCATTGACACTCAAAATATCAGAGTAATCTTGCATAGAGGCTCTAATAGCAGTCTCTAATTGCTCTGCTTTCTCTTCATATTGCTTAACAACCCCTCTAATCTCTTTTAATTGAGCCACAGCAGTTTCTAGGGCTTGATTAGCCACTAAAGACTGACCATTATCTTGTGGGTAGATTAGCTTTGTTGCTTCGAGTGTTTCAGGTGCTGGTAGTGTGTCAGCCTTGACATGACCCCAATACACAGCCATATCTTTTATGAGGTTGTCTTTTTCTTCTTCGGTGAACGTAAAGTCAAACGTCTGAAACTCTTGACCACCAAATAAGACAGCAAGAATGACACGATCAACTCGATGAACGGTTGCTTCGTGTAGAATTTGAGCATAATCAGCAGGAGGAATCCTATTGCTATCTGCATCAAACTTATTCCTTGCATTAATGTTGTAATTCTTTGCTTCGACCAATACTCGACCATCAGCAGAAATAAAATCGAAATGGGAACGTAGCCAACTATGATCTGGATGTGTGAGAGGGTAATCTGCATCTTTTAACTCCATGTTTAGTCTGTCTTGTGCTAACCTACCAATAATGGGTTGCATGACATGACCCATCTGAACAGCCTCTATTTGAGACAAATCAGGGGGATCAATTTTGCCTTGTTTTTGCATGATGACCTCAACAGCTTTGCCATTCATAACCATACGGGTGTCAGATGCCCACCAAGCACTGTTTCTTATCTCTGGGGCGAAATCATCTCTATCGTTTGCCATGTTGAACCTCCGATAAGAGAATTGCTAAATTATTGATAACTTGTTCTAGTCTTTTGATACGATCATCAAGCTTATTGATTTTGACATCAAGCTTCATGTCGTCTAGTTTTAAAGATTCCATTTGAACCCTCAATTCATTTAATATAATTTCCATTGTTATCCCCTTTATAGTTAGAACGGATTATTTTCCAAAATTTGATCCCATTGATAATCTTTTTTCTTATTTTCAATCGGTTCAAAATACTGACCAGCATTGCCACAATTTCCATTGTATCTGGCACTGACACATAAGTTATAGCTCTTATTGCCACTGACTAAATCAATTGTAGGTAATCGTTTGCATACTGCTGAAAATGATGGTGTCTCTTCGAAATGAATACAATCTGCACATATTCTTATTTTGCGACTAATCATAATGTCCCCTAGTTAGAAAGTTAGTGAATTATCAAGTTAAATGATTATGTTTACCTTGTCAAGCACTATTTTTAATTCTTTTTACAAACTATCCCCTGTGGATAAGTCTGTGGA